TTGTTGGTGTTCTTGCCTAGTAATAGGCATTAGTAAAATCGGGTTAAACGGGGAAACTCTCTATGAGACAATCCCGTACCAAGTCAGAAAGGGTTTAAGTTTTCTGAAAGGTCTAACGACTAGATGGTGAGTCCCAACAATAATCCATCCACGAATGCCCGACTCCTTAATAAACATAAGGATGAAGAGATAGTCTGAACTTACTGGCGACAGTAAGAAGTAAGAAATAAAGAGTTCTTACGATAACACAATTGCACAACTTCCCACTTGACCTTGCAGCAGCAGAAACAACTTCGGTTGCTCTTACTGCTCCTTCAATCGGTTGATGAAATTGAGACCTCTTTACGAGGTCTCTTTTTTTATGGTATAATGTATAAATAGTTATGGAAAGTTATGAGCAACCTTATGGATTTACATAACCTAGTTACAACTGAATGTGAAAGGAGAGGATTAGAACTTATACATCTTCCAGAAAAACTTGTTCGTCGTTCTACTGATGTGATTGTTAGTTGCCCCTGTACTGGGCAAAGAACTATGAGTATAAGAAACTTTATTGTAACCTTTGAGAAAGGTGGTGAAGCATTTTGCTGTAAGAGGAAATCAAAAGTTGGAAAAAATAATCCTGCATTTGGAAAACCAACTTGGAATGCTGGAACTGTTGGTGTATCAAAAAGTTATGGATTTTTTGGATTTAAGGAGGAATGGGCAGACAGGGAAGATTACCTTTACTTTATAGAAACAATCTATGGAACTTATAAGATTGGTAGGTCTTTTCACGGAATAAAATATAGATTTACTGAAACTGTAAAGGAACTTGGTGAGTGGAAAGCATCTCATAAAGAAGTATTTGATTGTGAAAGATATATCCTAGATACATACAAACAGCATCAAAATAAAATTGATGGTATAATAGGCGGTTCAGAGCATTTTACAAAACAATTACCAATACAAGAAGTCATAGATTACGCAAATCAAAAATTAAAATGACCTTCCTTCATATCCTCATCATCTTCCAACTCTTCGGAATCTTTATGTTCATAATGTCCATCACACAATACCTATGATATCCTCAGATACTCCATATAAACTCGCAGAGATTATCAGAGATACCTGGCCAAATCTTTACAGACCGATGAAAATGTCTTATAATCATCAAAGAACTGAAAAGCAAAATGATAGAAAGGATTAAAGAACTGATTGCAGAACTTGGATGGGAACCAACGGATGAGATTGTAGTTCAGGTTGGTGGTGTTGCTGCAACAGGAACTGCCACTCATCCAGATGCAAATCCAAAGTGGGCAAAACCTTGTGGAACTATTACCTATCAAAATGATGCCTTTATCGTCATCAAAAATGTCAATCGTAATCCTGTAGTCCCTTCACAACCTAAGAATGAACAAGTATAATACTGAAGATTATTTTTCTGTCATTGAGACTAAGACTGGTAGGAAAATCGTAGATTGTGGTGAAGAGCAAGATGCATTGGCAATGGTATCACTTGATCCTGCTAATCGCACTTATACCAGAAATAAGTTTCTGATGGGACCAGTGATTGATATTGAAATGCCAAAAGCACTACCAACCAGTAATATTGTTGGTGGTGTTGGAAGTTCTCAGAAAATTGAAAATCCAAAGGGTTCAAATGGACCTAGTGAAGCACTACCTCAAATCAAACTTCCGCAAGGAAAGCAAGAACCTTTTGTAGTATGAATCTTTAATACATAATTATAGTTGCAAATACTTATGGTTCCTCCACATTCGTTTAAGGACTATTTGTTTAATCTTGAAACGACGAGTAAGGCAGAAGCAAAACGAATGTGGAGACAAAGTATAAAAGAACAATGGAAACATAAATGTGCCTATTGTGAATCAGAAGAAAACATTACACTGGATCATATCATTCCACAGTGTAAAGGTGGACTTGATATCAAAGTAAATGTAGTGGCATGTTGTCATTCTTGCAATCAATCAAAGGGACACACTCATTGGGAAGATTGGTTTTGTATGCAAGAATTTTTTACACAAGAAAAACTTTATAAATTATATGAGTGGATGAAACCCGAAAAACCACAAAACCTTTATATTTACAGACACAGAAGAAACAACGCAAGTTAGTATTATGAAATTTACAGTTTATTCAAAAGATGGATGCCCCTATTGCATCAAAATCAAACAGGTGCTACAATTAGCAAACCTTGAACATGTTGTATACAATCTTGGAGAACACTTTGAACGTGATGAGTTTTATGCTCAGTTTGGAGAAGGTTCTACATTCCCTCAGATTGTCTTGAATGATCAAGAACATCTTGGTGGTTGTTCGGAAACAGTTCAGTATCTTCAGGAGCAAAAATTAGTTTAATGGAAAGCACTTTTCACGAAGTCTATTTTGATGTTGAAAAAGCAATTGACTTTGCTTTTGAAGGAAAATTTGTCTTGAATTTTTATGAATACCTTAAGGTAAAGGGAACACGAAAAGCAGAAGTTGAAGAGTTCATTGAAAGTAAAACTGCAAATGAACTGAGTAATTTGGTGATGGATTTGGATGAATACCTGGAAGGTGGTTCTGATGAAATTCATAAACAACTTCGTGAGGGATATGGACATATTCCAAAACCACAAGCAAGAAAGATAAGAAATTACTTGTATGGGATTTTGGAAGACGCATGGAAATACAGTCATGACAGAAGACCAGGAAGAAGAAAAAAGCAAACTAAATAATTCAGAACTCCAGATTAATCGGGGTGTTGAGTTATTACTTAGGAATAGGAGAAGAAAATCATTCAATCCAAAGACTTTTCAAGTGAAGTTTGGTAAAATGATTTCTCTTTTCCAAAGAGAGTTTCATTTCTTTATAGAATTTCACTTTGATATTAGAAAAAAATAACTCTCTGGAGGCAGAAAGATGTTGGCAGTAAGCTTAGTTTTGGGATCTTTTTTAATAGTTTTATTTTTTATTGTAGGTATTGCAATTGGTTGGATTGCAAGAGAATACATGATGAACTATAGAGAAATTCCAAGATTACATCCAGAATGCTACGATGAAAATGGAAATGTGATTCCTGATGAAGTTTATGCTGTAAGATTTGAAGAAGGATTTTTTGATGATGATATTGATGAAGAAGATGATGATTGAAAAATTCATCTAAATATGATAAACTTGTAATACTAAATTCTGAAATTTATGACTGCGACAAAAACAAAGAAGACAACAACCGATACAATAGAAACTCTTCCTACAAATCCATTTGTATTTGAAATTTTGGAACTTGTTTCAAAACAAAGATCCAATGCGAAGAAGGTAGAAGTTCTCAAAACATATGAGCACGATTCTCTGAAAGCAATTTTGATTTGGAACTTTGATGAAACTGTAATTTCACTTCTTCCCGAAGGTGCAGTTCCTTATGGTGATGTAAAAGATCAGAATGTTTATTCTGGAAATCTTTCTGATAATCTTTCAAGAGAAGCAGGTGGTGGAGAATCAGCAACTCAACAAGATCTGCAAGGTAGAGGACGCACTTCTCTTCGTAGAGAGTATCAGAATCTTTATCACTTTGTAAAAGGTGGTAATGATAGTCTTTCTACAATTCGTAGAGAGATGATGTTCATTAATATTCTTGAAGGACTTCATCCAAAAGAATCAGAACTTCTTTGTTTGGTGAAGGATAAGCAATTACAAACTAAATATAAGATTACTCTCGATAATGTAAAAGAGGCATTTCCTGATATTACTTGGGGAGGTCGTTCGTGAGTGCAGTTGTTAAGGAAAAAAAGATGGCAGAGAAAAGAATAGAACAGAATACTTCAAATCCTGCCACATATGGTTGTGAAATTCTTTTAGAAAAAACAACTCTTCAGAAGGTTAAAGATCCATCGTTTCCAAGTGATGCCAAATTAATTTGGTATGAGCTTGATGGAGAAACATATATGGATCTTTGTCGTGGTAGAAATGCAAAGATATTTGATATGTACTATGACAAGTATGGTCCTGGTGTAGTTCAGAAAATTGACTTTGGATATGGAAGAGTGAATCCTAAAATTTGGGGATATAAAGCACCTGAAGCAAAGAAAAGAAAATGAGTGAAGGTTTTGATAAAGTAGAGTTTGATCTTCCCATAAAAAAAGACGAAGTTCAAAAGTTATTAAAGAAGTATAAAAAAATTAAAAAATATATGAAGTCTCCTCTTTTTGCTGTAAAGACAATGGACGGAACAGAAGAGATTGTGAAGTCATTGCTTGAAGAAGCAAAAGAGGATCCTGTAGACTAATGGGTAAGCATTATTTACTTAACTTGTATGGATGCTCGTTTGTTCTTTTGGACGACGAGCGTTGTCTTATAGATCTTCTTGAGAATGCTGCAATAGCAAGTGGTGCAACTGTAGTTAAGACTATTTCAAAGAAATTTAAACCGCAGGGAGTTACTGTGATTTGCTTGCTTTCAGAAAGTCATATTTCAATTCATACATGGCCTGAGGAAGGCAAAGCAGCAGTAGATGTGTATACTTGTGGCGATTGCAATCCTAAGATTGGTTGTGATATAATCATTGAACAACTTTATGCAACAAATCATACTTTATCATATATTGAAAGATGACTTTTGATACTGTTTTTATTTCTGATGTTCATTTAGGAACTGATAGATGTAATACTGAAAAGTTTCTCAAGTTTCTTAAGAACTTGAAGACTAAAAAGCTTGTGATGGTAGGAGACATCATAGACATCTATTGTATGGAGAAATATCATACCAGATGGAAGCGTGAGCACACTGAATGTGTTCATGCACTTTTGGATTTGTGTAAGAAAGGCACAGAAGTTGTTTATATTCTTGGTAATCACGAAGGAGCAATGAGAAGGTATTGTACCTTTGAACACAAGAACTTTATGATGTGCGATGAGTATGTTCATAAGGATAGTGAGGGCAATAAGTTTCTCTGCACTCACGGAGATAAGCATTCAGAGTATTCTTCTGGTTCTTGGAAGCAACTGATATTCAACTGGGGTTATGAGTTCATTACACCTTTGAGTATTTGGTTGAATCGTTTCTTTCGGTTCTCT